GTGAGCATCTACCAACACTCGCAGGGCACGCTGGAAAAGGTGCTTGAAGCCGGTCGCCACGGTTTGTATGTCGACTACCACCAAGATGATGGTGCTGGTGGTCACTCTGTGATCCTGTCGTACTGCTCCGAGGACATCATTAACTGGCGTACCGGCATGGTGAACGGTCACAACGTGCTAACCCTGGTCGTGTTGCGGGAGATGCTGGAGGTTGAAGACGGCTTCGGATTCAAAGCAGTTGAGCAGTTCCGCGAGCTTGCACTCGAGGCTGAGGGTTTTGTCTGCCGGGTCTGGCGCCGTTCCGGCCCAAGAGGCGGCGGCCCGCTTGAGGTCACAGAGACATTCGCGCCGGAAGGCATCACCGGGCGCCTCAAGGAGATCCCGTTCACCTTCATCGGTGCACAGAATAACGATCCAACTATCGACGAGTCGCCGCTGTACGACATCGCGATGATCAACCTCGGCCATTACCGCAATAGCGCTGACTACGAAGACAGCGTCTTCTGGTGTGGGCAGGCTCAGCCATGGATTTCCGGGCTGACCGAACAGTGGGTGAAGCTGCTCGAGGAGAAGGGTGTCTACGTCGGCTCCAGGGCGCCAATGCTGCTTCCGGTCGGCGGCGCTTTCGGTTACGCGCAGCCATTACCGAACACGCTGGTGAAGGAGGCCATGGCCGACAAGAACCAGATGATGATCGAATTGGGCGCCCGAATGGTCGTTGCGTCACTGGCTGCCAAAACGGCAACCGAGTCCCGCGGAGATCAGTCTGCGTCGACCTCAGTGCTGGCCGGCTGCGTGGCCAACGTCAGCGAGGCCTACACCCGAGCGATCATGTGGTGCGGCCTTTACATGGGCATCACCGACAAGGTCGCGTACCAGGTCAATCAGGAGTTCGTCGAGCTGACGGCTGATCCGCAAATGATCACGGCCTTGGTTGGTCTGTGGCAGAACGGCGGATTCGCGAAGGCGGATCTGAGGTCTTACCTGCGCAAACTGGGCTTGATTGCCCCGGAGCGAACAGACCTGCAGATCGATGGCGAGCTTCAAGAGCAGAGCGATGGCCTGGGTCTGGATGATGAGGTAACACCAAATGGCGGCAAACCAAGCAATCCTTGACGCCACGATCCGGCACGCGGTCTTCCTCGAAAAGCTGAAGGCGGGGGAGGTCGGCAAGTTCGCACCCTTTCTCAAGGAGATCGACCGCTCGATCCGCGACCGACTCACCCAGTCGGACCTGACCGAGTACAACGTCAAGCGTCTGGAAGCGCTGCTGAAGGAAGTCGACAGCCTGTTACTGGGCATCTTTGACCGCTACAGCGTGCAGCTGAACCTCGACCTGATCGACATTGCCAACTACGAAGCCGAATTTGAGGCGACGAGCCTGGCCAAGTCTGCGCCAGTCGGCGTGTCGTTTGATGTGACTGCACCGACGGTGGCTGCGATCAGGGCGGCAGTGCTGACGAATCCACTCAGCGTGCGCGGCGCCGGCGGCGGGAAGCTGCTGAAGTCGTTCATCAAGGGCTGGACCACTGCCGAACGGGAGCGCGTTACCGGCACGATCCGGCAGGGTTTCTTCGAAGGGCAGACGAACTTCCAGGTCATTCGAAACATTCGTGGCACCAAGGCGGCGGGGTACAAAGACGGCGTCCTAGCAACGACCAATCGTAATGTCAGTACTGTGGTGCACACCGCGATTCAGCATGTGGCCTCCCAGGCGCGCATGGAGGTGGCTAAGGCCAACACGGATATCGTTTCCGAAGTTGAAATGGTCGCCACGCTCGACAGCAAGACCAGCCAGCAATGCCGCTCGATGGACAAGCGGCGTTTCCCGGTTGACTCCGGCCCCCGGCCCCCGTTTCACCCGAACTGCCGCACCACGTTTGTTCTGCTGACCAAGCTCAGCGAGATGTTCGCAAAGGGCGCAACACGGGCCTCAGTCGGGGCTGATGGAGCAGGGCAGGTCAGCGCGAACCTCGACTATTACCACTGGCTTCAGCAGCAGCCCGCACCGTTTCAGGATGTGGCTATCGGCCCGATGCGGGGGAAGCTGTTCCGTGAAGGTGGGCTGAGTGTCCAGCGCTTCGCAGAGTTGCAGCTTGATCGCAACTTTGCACCGCTGACCCTAGTGCAAATGAAGGGGTTGGAACCGCTGGCGTTCGAGAGAGCAGGCCTGCTAAGTTGAGAGCATAAGCCGACAAGGAGACGCCGGTATGCTTTCCAATTTAACGGTAAAAGAAATCGGTGCTGTCGTGCGCAACTTCAGATCTGTACTCGACAGTGAAAGCTGCCCCCGATCCATCAACGATTGTCGCAATGCGATTCACCAACTGACAGACACTGCGCTTCAAGCCGGGAGGCTGGTAGATACCGATTTGACCTGCATTCTTGATCTTGTTCTTGCCTACAACTGGCTTGAGGATGCTGTAAGAGACGGAGCGATTGTTTCAATCGTTAATGAAACCTACAAACATCGTCCGTATACCGGGGATAGCATGAAAGCTCTCAAGTCCAGATTCGACATGAACTGACAAAACTATCCTCAAAATCAAACCTCGCGACGGCGGGGTTTTTTTATGCCCGTAAAGCGGGCGAACCATACCCAAGGGGTGCATCAACGTGGCAGAAGAAAACGAAATCGACCTGGAAAACCCGGCAATCAAGGCCGCTATCGCGACTGCCGTTGAAGCATCCGTTTCGGGTTTGAAAACCAAAAATACCGAACTGCTGGGCAAGCTGAAAGACACCACCGGTAAGCTGACCCAGTTCGAAACCCAGTTTGAAGGCATCGACATCGACGCCGTCAAAGGGCTGTTGAGTCGCGCGGGTCAGGACGAAGAAACCAAGCTGCTGACAGAGGGCAAGGTGGACGAAGTCTTTAACCGCCGAACCGAACGCCTGCGTGCCGATACCGACAAACAACTGAAGGCCATCACCGCGCGCGCCGAGAAGGCAGAAGCATTCGCTGCCAAGTACCAGGGCAAAGCCCTGGGTGACTCGGTCCGCGGCGCAGCACTGAAAGCCGGCGCTCTGCCAGAAGCAACCGACGACATCATCCTGCGCGCCAAGGGCGTGTTCTCACTGAATGAAGAGGGCGAAGCGGTCGCCGTTGATGAGTCTGGCCAGACCATCCTCGGCAAAGACGGCAAAACCCCTCTGACTCCGCTCGAATGGGCGGAATCACTGCGCGAAAGCGCACCTCACCTGTGGCCAAGGGCTTCAGGGACACAAGCCCCGGGCGGGGGTGGCGGCCAGGCTGCATTCAAACGCTCCGAAATGACCTCCGAGCAAAAGCGCGATTTCCAGCGCAAGCACGGCCAAACCGCATACCTGCAATTGCCCAAGTAAGGGGACTCACTCATGGCTACAACTGTTAACAGCGACCTGATCATCTACAACGATGAGGCGCAAACCGCTTACCTGGAGCGTGTCCAGGACAACCTCGATGTGTTCAACGCTTCCTCGAACGGCGCGATCGTTCTCGATAACGAACTGATTGAAGGCGATTTCCGCAAACGCTCGTTCTACAAAATCGGCGGCTCGCTGGAGCACCGTGACGTCAACTCCGTCGGCAAGGTAACCGCCAAGAAGATCGGCGCAGGCGAAGCGGTGGGCGTCAAGGCTCCGTGGAAGTACGGCCCCTACCAGACCACCGAAGAGGCGTTCAAGCGCCGCGGTCGTCCGGTTGAGGAGTTCTCCCAGATCATCGGCGCTGATGTGGCCGACGCTACCCTGGAAGGCTTCATCCAATACGCCACTGCTGCGCTGCGTGCTGCGATCAGCTCCAATGCCGGCATGGTCGTCACTGCCAGCATCGAAACCGACGGCAAGAAGACCCTGACTCGCGGCATGCGTAAATTCGGCGACAAGTTCGGCCGCATTGCTCTGTGGGTCATGCACTCCAGCGCTTACTTCGACATCGTCGATGAAGCCATTGCCAGCAAGGTCTACGAAGAAGCCGGCGTCGTGATCTACGGCGGCCTGCCGGGCACACTGGGCAAGCCAGTACTGGTGACCGACACCGCCCCGGCGGATGTGATCTTTGGCCTGCTGCCGAATGCCGTAGTGATCACCGAATCCCAGGCCCCAGGTTTCCGCTCGTACAACGTGGACGACGAAGAAAACCTCGGTATCGGCTATCGCGCCGAGGGCACCGTTAACATCGACGTGCTGG